ACTGGTTGAGGTCGTATCCCGCCTTCATCTTCAGAGTCCGTAGCACACACCAACGACCGCAGTCGGCGATATGCTGACCGTCCTTCTGATACTTAATCTTGTTATACACCACTTCCTCAGGGCATTCCCTGAATAACTTTGTCAGATAAGGAATGCCCTGACCCAGCCCGACACGGGTGTCCTTGTCCGTCCATTTGAGGGGGGCATCAACATACCCGCCATAAGAATCAAAATACTCCGCTACGCCCTCCCGTGGCTTACTTACCACGACCCAATGACCCTTGTTCGGAGATTCCTCATACAATATAACAGCACAGTCTTTAATGTCAGGGAGCAAGTCGTCCAGCGTAGGGTATTTACTCAACTCACTATACTTTATCAGAACGCAGTGGGGTAGGTATTCCTTGATGTCCGAATCGGACATGGGCGTAGCCATTGTTTTCTTGACAATACCGCCGTCCATTTATTAATTCAAAATAAAATAATATCTGCTATAAATAAATGTCAGGAGCGAACACATGGAGAGGTGCTAATACATGGTCTATCGCACTCAATGAAAACACAGGGGGCGGTGGTGGTGGTGGAGCAGTTAATTCTATCACCGCAGGAAACGCCAATGTTACTATCACGGGGACATCTGCTGACCCCATCATCTCAGGAACACTCGTGGCTCTTACCAGTAATGTCGCCACTACTAACTTCGCCTTCTCAGGCAACGCACCAACCAATCCGTCATTCGCTCTTACTGGAACGGAAGAGTTCAGAGTCATCACATCAGACCTCACACCGCATATTCTGGTAAGTGGTGGTGTTAGTGGTGGCGTTCAACTGGGACTTCCAAGCGGTTATGGTGGATATAAGGTGACTGCTCCGACGGTTACTCCTGGGACGACCAGTGATACGCAAGTCGCCACCACCGCATTCGTTCAATCAGCAATTAGTGCCGTTCCTCCCGCCACCGCTACTCTTAGCCAAGTTCTTACTGCTGGAAACACCGCAACGAACTCTATCGCCCTTGACAACACGGGCGTAGGGACAAATGTCATCAGTCTATTGCCGAATGCTACTGCGAACAACCCTCACATAGAACTCACAGACGGGACAACCACGAATGTCATTACCAAGAACGGAATGACGACTCGCAACAGCGTTCAGAACTCCACCCATTTCCTTACTTTTGTAGATAATTCCACGACAGGCACGGGTGCGATACAGAAAACGAGTGGGATAGAGTGTAATCCCAACACGAAAACACTAACCACCACCACTTTGGAGACGCAAAATATTACTGCGTTAAGTCCTTACAACTTCTCCGTCGTCAGCATCTTCGCTGACGCAACCGCAAGGGACTTAGCCCTCCCCACCCCTTATGCGGGTCAGATGGCGTTCCTAACGGGGTCTAATAAACTCCAGTATTGGAATACAAACTGGGGTAATGTGAGTGTGATTCTAAACAACCCAGTGATTACTGGTTTTACCATCACCACCCAATACGAACTTATCTATGTGAATGCGTCAAACACCGTTATTAATGCCCCTACCCTTGGCGGATTTACAGTTGTTCGCTTCTTCCCCACCACCACCACAAGTGGAACGATTACTATTCCCAATACGACTTCAGTGGAATATCTAATTGTCGCTGGTGGCGGTGGTGGAGGCGGAGGCACTCAGTTTGTGTCTAACGGTGGTGGCGGTGGTGCGGGTGGGTTTCTGACAAACACGGGCGAGACTTTTGTGGAACTAACTTCCTACGCCATTACAGTCGGTGGAGGTGGTGCTGGTGGTGTGGCTTCAACGAACGGTAGTGCGGGAACGGATAGTTCTTTGGTGGTGAATTCTGGAACAATAACAGCGACGGGTGGAGGTGGTGGTGGAACGGGTGTTGGTGTAGGTGGTGGAAGCGGTGGTGGCGGTGGATATACTGGTGTTGTAAATGCGGGAGGTGCTGGAAGCCAAGGAAGTGCGGGTGGTAGTTCCACGACGGCTTCGCCTTATCCCTATTCGGGCGGTGGCGGTGGTGCGGGTGGTGTGGGTTCTTCCGCAAACGGACAAGGTGGTGTCGGATTAAGTTCAACGATTACTGGTGCTTCTGTATTCTACGCTGGTGGAGGTGGTGGTGGTGCTTCTGCGGGTGCTCCCGTGCCTCCCACCAACCCGAATGGTGGAAACGGCGGTGGTGGAAACGGAGGATATTTTAATAATATCGCTCCTACTGCGGGAACAAATGGACGAGGTGGCGGTGGTGGTGGTAGAGGAAACACGACTGGTTCTGCGGGTGCGTCTGGTGGCTCGGGTGTTGTTATTGTGAAGTTTCCTTCATATTCTTAGGCGACGGCGGATACTTCGGCAACGGGTCTAACTTCTTCTCCTGGTGAAACCACTCCAGTATCCGTAGTGGTGAAAGTTTGTAATGTCCTCTTGGATAGACAATCTGCTTGGGATACTGGGTCTCTTCCTTCTTCTCTTCTTTCCAGATAAACGACTTCAACCAGGACAACATTTATTATTGTATAATATTTTATTACGCACTAATAAATGAGTGGAGCAAACACATGGAGAGGAGCAAATACCTGGTCGGTCGCTCTGAATGAAAACACAGGGGGTGGAGGTGGCTCGTCTGGCGTTCAATCCATTACCGCAGGAACAAACATTACGCTGGGCGGGACATCTACCGACCCCATCATCAACTCTACCGCAACAACAACAGGCGTGTCATCTTTAACGGCAGGGACAGGAATAAGTGTCAGTTCATCAACGGGTGCGGTTACGGTTGGGAACACAGGTATTCTCTCTCTGACCGCAGGAACAGGTGTCTCCATTACTTCTGGAACAAGTCCAACCATATCCGCCACAGGAGTTCAGAGCGTCTCCGCTGGAACGAATATTTCCATCACAGGGACGGCGACCAACCCCATCATTAATACCCCACTGATTCCAACAGGAAGTCTTCTAAACATCAACAACGCCGACTTCGTCGTCCCCGTCGCACAACTGGCGAACTGCTACTTATACAGTGCGACTGCCCTCACTGCCCCACGAACCATCTCCTTCCCCAACTATTCCTCGCTCCTCGCACAGTATGGAGCGAATGCCGTCATTCCCTTCTTTGTCGGTAATTTCAGACAACCCACTCCAGGAGAGGCAATCGCATTAGCCGTCGTAGGAGACAACACACCGTCCAATGTATTCTTTAATCAGTCGGTTTCAGCGGGTGCGTGGGTGGCGACCGCACCCACTCCAAGTTCAGGTGGATTTGTATTAGATTACAAGGGTATGTGGCGTGGAACATGTATATTAGACAGCACATTAGGAGACGCTTATTTTACCTTTACTTGGCTGACAACAGTCTCATAATTTTTCACATAATTTTATTTACCATATCATAATAAAGATGAGTCTTAACTTTGAACGGGTTGGAAGATTTCTATGTAAAGTAGATGGGGGTGCTTACAACAACAAGATTATCTCCGTCAGTTCCTCCCTTGGTGATGAGAAAGACGATTATCAGAAGCCCTTTACGAAACTTACGCTGAAAGACGGAAAGTTCCAGCAATTACCTGACCCCGAGACCGAACGGCAGATTCTATACATCACAGGGGCGAGTGGAAGTGGGAAATCAACCTACACTGCGAATTACATCAAGCAATACCAACGCATGTTCCCAAAGAACCCCGTCTATTGTTTCTCCGCTCTCCAAGAGGACGAATCACTTGATGTGGTGAAACCCAAACGCATCATCATAGATGAGAGCATCTGGAAAGAGCCTCTGATGGTTGATGAGTTCGCCAACTCCCTTGTCGTGCTGGACGATATTGATGTCATTGGCGACAAGAAGCAACGAGAGGCGGTCTATACCATCATGAACCAGATTCTGGAAGTTGGTCGCCACCACAAAATCACCTGTATCATCACCAACCACTTGCCTACCGCAGGGAAGGACACACGAAGGGTTCTCAACGAGTGTCATAGCGTTACATACTTTCCCCACTCAGGAACGGCACGAGGCATCAAGTATCTGCTTACGGAGTATCTTGGTATTGACAAGCACCAGATGAAGAAGATAAAGGATTTGAAGAGCCGTTGGGCGACCATCTTCAAGAACTATCCAAATGTTTGTATGACCGAGAAGGACATCTGGCTTTCTGCGAATGACGACGACGATTAGTTCCTTACCGGCATGATTTATTTTCGTAAAAAACTTATCTTGCTACAATAGAAAAGATGGTCTGGAACAACGACTTAGCATTCGGGCAACAGTATGAAAAGAAACTCGTAGAATATTTGAAACCAGACTCCTTTGAGTTCAAGAACAACAATGAGTATGATGTCCTTGTCATGAAGGGTGGTAAGGAGACGAAGTATGAAGTCAAGGCGGACCGCATGATGGGACGCACAGGGAACATCTGTATTGAGTTTGAGTGTAGCAAGAAGCCCAGTGGGATTCAGACGACACAGGCGGAACACTACGCCTACTTTGATACAGCAAATGACATGCTGTATCTTATCCCTGTTCGTATCATCAAGGAGTTTATCGTGGAAGGCAAATACACCCGCACCATCAACGGTGGGGACGGTTACAAGGCACGACTCCACCTCTTCCCTAAGGAGGTTTTCTCCGACTACCTGATAGAATGGAAGTAGAGTTTCAAGGTATTCGTATCACCAAGAAAGATGTAGAAGAGTGGTTCATGGGGCTTTCCTTAGCAGAGAGGCAACATATTCTGAAAAAATGACACTTAAAATAAAATTTGATTGCCCTTTTTTTGATAATTAAAAGGCACAAACCGACTGAACCAAGAATGTCAGCCCCCGCCCCCAAGAAGCAATCCAAGAGCATGAGCGAGATTCTCCAAGACCACTACTTTCCAGGCATGAAGAAACGAGAGGAACTTGAACTCCGCCAAGAGGCGTTGGCGTTGGAGTCTGCCGTGGAGGAGCATCACCTTCTCCAAGCCCAGTTGGCGTTTGAGAAGGACATCAAACGGACTCAAGCCAAGGTGGCTTTAAAAAAGGCTCGTATCGCCGAACTCCAAGAGTCCCATGACCGTCTCCAAGCCGAACTGTGTTCCAACACGCACCCGTGGGAGGAACAGATGAATATCATCAAGCAGATGAATGCTCTAACGAACGAGATTATGTGCGAGGAATACCCTGAGTTGAAGGGTCAGACATGCCCCATCTGCGACAAGAAGTTCAATGGCTGGGGCAACAACCCTGCTCCTCTTGATACTAACAAGGTGTGCGACTCCTGTAATATTGACATCATCGTTCCCATTCGTATGGGAAACAAGCGGTTGGAGAAGGCAGTGAATAAGAAACTGACCTCGCAGTAATTGGAGGTTGAACTCCCCTACGCCACAAAAAAGAAAACCGATTAAAAAAAGACGAATGTCCTATCCGAAAGGGTATTCGTTTTTTTTATAGCATATTATAAATGAATGTCGCCATAGAACTTGATAGTAAGGAGAACTCAGAAGCACCATTAGAAAAGTCTCGTGATTGGAGCGACCAAGAAGAATACCTCCTTGCTCTGTGGAGTGACAGGAGTCTGTGCTACAAGTTGATGAACGAGCGTGGCTCTCGCAAGTTCAACAAGGAACACCTGTGGTTCAGCATTCCTGTCATTATCTTATCTACGCTGTGTGGTTCGGCGAACTTGGCGGTTCAGTCCTATGTCCCACAGCACTCTCAGCAGTTGGCGAGTATGGTGATAGGAGTCGTCAGTCTCTGTGCGGGAATCCTTACCACCTTACAGAACTTCTTTGCGTCCGCTCAAAAGAGCGAATCGCATCGCAACTCCGCTGTATCATGGGGAAAACTCCATCGCCAAATCTATACGGAATTGTCCTTGGAGCGAGACAAGAGAAAGCCCGTCAAGGACTTCGTGCGTCAGTGTAAGAACGAGTATGACCGCATCTTAGACCAGTCCCCTGTCATTCCCACCCCCATTCTACGCCGATTCGTTCAAGACATCAAGGAACACCCCACCATGATGATTCCTGAGGAGTGCGGAAACCTACTTCATACTACAGCGTGGGAGAAGGTCAAGGAACAGCGATTGACCTACTTGGAGCGTAAGGATACACGGTTTATCTTTGATGTCACCAGTGAGACCCCATAATGGAGGATTGGAACATGTGGAACATTATTTAGACTTTCCAGCCAAACCGTCTTCCCCAAACGACCATCTCGCCATCTGGCGAACCAGAGATTAATCCTCCATATCCTCCAACCCTCCATTAATCAAAATGAAGCACGAACATGCCCCTCTCTATCTTCGTGGGGAGTTCATACACGGGTTCTACATAATCATAGGAGGGCTTCTCCTTCTTGGGCTTCTTCTCCTTCTTGGGCTTGGGAACTCTCGCCACTTTTACCTTTACAGCAACCTCCTTTTTGGGCTTGGGTGGGGGCTTGTTCTTCAAGTAATACTGCTTGTTGTAGGCACTCATGTAAGCCAGGTATTTCTCCCTGTGTTCCCTATGATACGCCATCTGTCGTGCGATAATCATCTCTTTGTTCCTTTGGTAATAAGACATTGATTATGAAAAAGCGACAAAGTTTTAAACTCAAAATAAAAATTGATTGACTTTTTTTGCTAATTGAAAGCCAACCAATCGCCCTGCTACAAGATGTCCGCACCCGCAATGTCCCACACCCAACTCCTTGACGCTATTATCCAGAAGAAGAAGTCCAAGAAGCCTATCATCGGTGACTCCAACCCCACTCTGCCCTTCCTCCATGAACTGCTGAGCCTCAACGACCTCGCCGTCCGCAAGGCGAAAGCCTACGAGATGTGTTCTCGCCACGCCACCTATGTGCCTCAACAACGCATGTTTGACCGCAAGGAGCATATCCTCAACCGATGGGGTTGCTCGGCTTCCAACAGTGTGTCCTCTGTGTTCGGACGGTTCTATGAATCGTGGAACGCATACCGAGAGAGACAACCGTCCATCTGGGCGAACACCGTCAAGTGCGGAATTGAGATTCTCAACGCTCAGCCGAATGCGACGGGAAGCACCTACTCCACCAAGTGCCGTGTCACCGTCAAGGAACTCAAAGAAGCCTGTAAGGCGAACGGCATCAAGCCGACGGGCGACAAGAAGGCACTGCTGAGTGCGTTGATGAAGATATAAACATGACAAACCTCCTATGAAAACCGACGAAACACTAAAAAACTAAGAAAACCTATAAGGACAGGGGTGACCCCCCTGTTTTTTCCTGGATTCTATATACAGCAAGGAATCATGAAAAAAAAATTGAAGGAAAAAAACCCCCACTTTTCATCAACCAAAACCCCCCATCAACCCCCACTTTCCAGGCATGTCCCCCACTCCCCTCATCGTCGGCTACGCACAGGAGGTGTATAACGACCAGGTCGTCCAGGAGGCTACTGAGGACACCATCATCGCCACCGTGTGGGAGAGTGCGTTGTGTATGGCGACGGACTACTTGGACTCGGAATCCCGTGACGAACTCCTCACCCAAGTCGGCTGGGAACTCGCCCACCAACTCTACAACGAGCATGTGAGCGACAGTGAGGGAGAAGTTTCTACCAGAGAACTCTGCCGTGTCCTCATCGGACTGGAAGCCCTCTACCACAAGGTGAGCGGACACCAGTAAAACTGAAACCCTGAATAAAAATTGATTGACAAAAAACGATAATTAAAGAGCATACAACGAACGAACGAATACGAGCAATGGAAGGATTTAACATGAACGACTGGGAGTATCTCCACGATGGCGAGAACACCGACGGAACAACCTACGACTTTCTGGGCTACAAGCACAACGAGGGAGAGAAGTCCTACACGGCATACTACTACTCGCCTGAGGAGATATACTTTGAGGTCTGGAACGACGGAGAACACTTACAAGGAGGACTGACTTGGAGCGAGGCTCTGAACTTTGACATCACGAACTACTAAACTACCACGAACTACTAAAAAACTAAAAACCTATAAGGACAAGGGGCGACCCCTGTTTTTATTAGGAATATGGATACAGCAACCAAACCCAATAAAAATTGATTGCTTTTTTTTGCTAATTGAAAGCCAAACGAACGAACATAAGATGTCAGCCATTCATCGTATTGCTATTGCGGGTGATGCCGTCCAAGCCGAAGCCCGTTGCCTTGCGGGAGAGAAGAAGGGAGACTTCCGTGTGAAGGCTTCCACCTATGCTGGAATGGACGGTATTCTCCAGCAGATTCAGGACTACTACCAACGGCTCGTGAATGAGGTCAAGCGTGGTGAGCGTAAGCCTATCGCACTCGGCTCGTGGAAGGGCGTGATGAAAGAGTCAAACCGCTTTATCCTTGAGCGTATTCCCCACAACTTCGCCCAGTTCAAGAAGCATGTTGCGGGTGATGTCCGAGTGGCTCTTATCCCATGCTCCTTCACTGCTCCTCACCCCACCGTGGAGGAGAAGGAAGCCTACATGGCTCGGTGGAACGATGAGGGTGACTTCTACAAGAAGGTGATGGCGGAGTGCCGAAAGCACACCAATGACAATGTTGTCGTGTCGCCTCAAGTCGTTCATTCCGCTGACCCCAAGAGCCTACTGATGGTGTGCGTCGCCGTCATTGTCTATCCCAAGTAAAAACTCCACGAAACCTACTACAAACTAAAAAAAACTAAAAACCTATAAGGACAGGGGGCGACCCTTGTTTTTATCAGGAATATGGATACAGCAACCACACCAAAAAAAAATTGATTGCTTTTTTTTGATAATTAAAGGGCAACCACCGCCGAGAATGACCCTCACTTACACGACGGAAGACGAACGCAAGACGAACATGGTAGTAGCCCTTATCCCGCTGGTGGAGCGTAACTACGAGAGACTGGAGGAGGCTCGTGAGATTTACTCCCGCTCTTCCAGAATCTACCAGTGCGTGCGAGGCAACGAGGAAGAACGCCTGGACTACCTCCGCTTGTGCGACACCAAGAACAGTTTTGATGGGTGGTTTGACACCCCCACTCGCAGTATCGCCGTCATTCTTGCGATTCTGATTCCGCACATCTTCTCGTCCCCTCACGCAACGGACGACCTCCTTGAATCCATGAAGGCTATGAAACACTAAACACTCCACGAACTAAAAAAACTATAAAGACAAGGGGCAACCCGCTCCTTGTTTTTATTCTGAAAACTTTTTAAAAAAAACCAAAATAAAAATTGATTGCTTTTTTTTGATAATTAATAGACAACCAAGCAACCTAACACGATGTCAGCCACCTTGTCTCCTTCCAATCTCCAAGCCGAGCGTTCCAAGACTCCTATGAAACACGAGAAAATCATCTACTCCTTCGGCGACAGTGTCCTGGGAACGACGCTCACTTGCGGTGATGTCGGCATCTTACACAACATCTCCATTCTCTTCAAGTGTAAGAAAGCGGACAAGCAGTTTCAATACACCATTGACCGCTTCCACACCATCGTCCGCACGATGCGTCGCTCTACCTACTGGGACTGGGTGAAGCCCGACCACATCAACCTCGTCCTTGGAGTTCTCCGAGAAATCAATGACAACTTTGACGAGGTCGTTGAATCCTTCAAACAAGGACTATCGTTCGTCATAGAGCAGATGGAAGAACAAGTGGAAGCGGGTGTGATGGCGGAAGGCGATTACATTGAGATGGCGAACGGACTGAAGAAGCCCCACGAGTTCATCACTGGCTCGGAGTTCAAGCGGTGGGTGGCGAATCGTGCCGAGTTCTACGAGTCGCTCAACGGACTGCCTGTCGTCAAGTTCTTCCCTATCCCTGACATGAACGCCCACGACGGCAAGTGCCTTATCATCACCAGCCAGGAGACGGAAGAAGCACTCGCTCTCTTCAAGCAGAACAAGCAGAACAAACAGTAAAAAAACTCTACCACGCATAAGAAGTAAAAAAGTAAAAAGTATGGGGCGACCCAATTTTTACTGAATATGGATACAGCAACCGACACGCAATAAAAATTGATTGACTTTTTTTGACAATTGAAGGCATAACGATTCACCCATGGCGACTCACTACCTTCACAAAGCCTCCCCTTGCCGTGGTATGTGCTTCAAGTCCGAAGCCGACTGCTCCTTCGCCCACTCCATTCATGCGTGGAATCCCAAGCACCCCTCCATGTTGTGTCAGAACGGAATGAACTGCTGGTATAAGGAGACGACCTGTTGCCGAATCCACGACGGCTCTCTTGCCGACAAGATTCGCTATGCGAGATTCCACGGTATGAAGTTCCACATTCCCTACGAGCCGAAGGTCCATGCCCCGCCCCCCGCACCTGCCCCCAAGGAAGAGCCTATCCCGCAGGAAGAGCCTGTCCCTGAACCGCAGGACGACCCGCTCCACCAACTCCACCTGGAGAAGGCGATGATTCAGTCCGAGTTGGAACTCCTCAACATCATGAAGAAGAAGTTGGAGGTGCGTATGCTCCTCTTCAAGATGAAAGCGTCAGACTACTGGGAGGCGGGGTCTGCGGAGATGGAGTTCTAACATGACACAAAGCAACATAGCACGAACAAGAGAAAAACCGAAGAATACAACTCACCACGAATAAAAATTGATTGCGAAAAACTGCTAATTGAAAGCCAACCAACGAACGAATACAAGATGTCTATTGTCCCACGAAAGCCTATCCGCCGTCCCACCGTCGCCAGAGCCAAGAAGCCCATCGGTCACGCCGTCTTCAAGGATATTGTCAAGATGTCCTATGAGATGGGGAAAGCCGACGAGCAAGAACAAGCGTCCCAGGTGTTCTCCAAACTCATGCGATACGCCTTCGGAGTTGCGATTGACACGGACTGGAACACAAACCCGTCCTGCGTGTTGAGCGACATTCTCCTGTGCGGAGAGAGAGGCGACCTCTGGGACAACGACAAGTGCGACTTGCTCTTCCGCTACTTCGTGTGGAAGCGGGGCATCAAGGAGTTTCGGAAAGTCCTGAAAGAACTTCACTACCACCCCTCAGCCGACCAACACCTTGTCTATGCCTACCGAGGACAACGCTACTGTAAGATTGAGATGTGCTTCCAGATGCTTGAACGCTATGTAGAGGACAAGATGCCTATGCTCTGGAAGAACAACTTCCCGTAAATCCTCCACAACCCTCCACGAAACCTATAAAAACTAAAAACTAAAAACAAAGGGGCAACCCTTGTTTTTACTTTACCATAGTAGCCAGAGAGCCAGATACTCCCCCAATGAATCCTTGGTGTGCCGTTTGTGATACAGCAACCGCCTCTTGTCCGCATACGCCTTTCCTTTTGTCTGTAAGAAAGTCGGATAGTCACCATACCCTGTTGCTCCGATGCTGGCGACGAGTTCATCGCCTTTATACACATCTAACTTTTTCTTTGGATTGCGAGAGGGTCTAACCTCTACGCCTATTTCCTTTGCCTTCTTCTTGGTGTAGTCCGTAATGTCATACATTTATCATACAGCAAGATTATTTCTTACGCTTAATCAAGTTCTCCTTCTTGTGGAAACCGCCTCGGTAGAGCGGGATTTCCAGGGGTTCTTCATACAGCACATCATTCTCGTCTTTGGTGCGACCCATGCCCTGATACAACGACTGGGAGTAGGGAGGGACATAGGTGGCTCGTTGTTGTGGTTCTGCGGTGAAACT